TTGTACACAATGACCACATTGTTTGCTATATATATGCCCATATGCTAAAGTAGACGGACTATTATCTTCTACAGTACGAACTACTTCTTTTATCTCTATACGGGGAGTCATCACTGGAGTTTTAATTCGTTTCGGTGTTTTGGACTTTTTCACCCTTTTCACCTTTTTCACCTTTTTCACCTTTTTGGGTGTCTTTTGTTTGGGTGTCTTAGACTTAGTCCCTTTTCGGGTTCCTTTTTTACCAACTGGTTTGGCGTTTTTCTTCTTGATGGAATTGGGCATAGTTATACGACAAATAGGACCAACGAGGCAAGTATGAAAAAACTATATTATATAAACACACATTTTTCTATAGGGTTAAATATATAGGTGTACCAATGAAATTCTTTCATAAATTATTTTTTGTATTTTTGCTTTTAGTATTTGTAATGGGTTTTGTATTATGTTTAGACCCATCTATCAATCGAGAATCCATGAATGTTATGCTTGGAGGTAATAATATGCTAAATGGGGCGGCGCAGCCGCCCCAACCCCCACAGAACCCTTGCCCGGACCTTTTAATTCGCTCTGGCACAAAACTCCATTTATTGAACACTACTGCCCCAAAAAGTGATACCAATCCTTTGGTTTTCGAGAATTTACCAGAGTATTTAGACTATTTAGAAACACAACGAAAACAGAATATCCGGTGTCCTGTCCTATTTCTACAAGAAGAGACCAATACACAAGGACAAACCGTATTTAGAGCACGCCCAGGACCAAATCAAATGGTAGGTGGGTTACCTGTACAGCCCGCTAAACCGATTGAAATTTTAGATGCTTCCAGGGATAATGCACCGTACAATGAAAATAGTTTTGCGGGATTCGATGCCCACGGTCAACACATCGGAGAATTCACCGAAATAGATAAAATTCATCAGTCCACTGAGCAAGTCAAGATTAGTGATAATCCAATGGATACCAATTGGGGTGGACCAGTATTTAGTAGAAATACCGTTCATAGTGGCAAATACGCAGATCGCGAAGTATCCCGTCCTACAATGGTTCCACAAGTCTTAGGCTAAAAATGTTTCCAATTGTTGAATCACATTTCGACCAATGCGTTTTTTGCCTACTTTTATATTGGCTAAAGTATCCAATTCCGTTTGAACACAATGAATCAATTGGGAAAAGTCGCCATTGACATGATTCATTAATGCTACTGCAGTGGCATTGCTTATACTGGGAATTTGTTTCAAAAATAGTAAACCAATATTGTCTCGCGTTATGTTTTCCTTTTTCTCCTTTTTTACTACATATTGTGAATAACCCGCACCTCCATTGCCATACTGATTATGATCTACTGTAGAAGAATCATTATTTGATAGAGGTGGGTTGTTTTTTGACAACGGAATGGGATTCTTTTTGGCATATTCACGGCTGAGTTTTACACTACATAATAGTAGTTGTTCTACAGTATCCTGTACGGAAGTACTTCGCCACAAGTGAAAATCTTTATAAAGTCCTAAAGTTGTCATACAACTGATAACCAATTGTTTTTGATCAGGACGTAATTGAGAGAAAATGCCTTCAATTAAATAGACGATTTGTCTCGATGAATAATGACTCAAAAGGCGACAACATTGTTCTTTGTATCGTCCATCTTTAATCGATGCTAATAAATCGTTGAATGTTTTGCGTTCCCATACAAGCAAAAGTTCTTCTTTATAATAAACTTCCCAATCGCCTAAAGTTAAGGGCTTCACATCCATGGAAATGATAGAATGATAAGCCGGTAAAGTGAGTTTTTGTCTCAATTGTTCTATTATATCATGTTCTCGGTTATCAACAACTATACGAATTGGTGTTGGTGTTGGTGTTGGTGTTGGTGTTGGTGTTGACGAATCTTGTAGATCCATTTTTTGGTTTTTGTTTTTTTCCTAAAGTGATTTTGTTTTCTTCAGATGATTTTGAGAGAAAAGTAGGATTGTATTTATATGAATTTCGTAAATACAATCAAGTTAGACCTGTACAGATGTATTCATTTTTTGCACATCTTGATAGGCTTACCGGTGGTCAACACCGGCACTTGATGTGAATTTTAAACCGGCTAAAGGAGATACATTCTTTTGCCATGGTTTCTGGGTCTGAGATGCCTTAAGGGTCATTGTATGGCCATGTAAGGCTCTTCTTGCGGATACAGATAGAGTCTCTAAAGGATAAAGACCCATTTTCTTGTTTCCACCTCCTTGGTTTTGGTTGACAAGGGTTGCTCGTGAGTTTGCTACTTTTGATGAATAGGGCATTGTGCTTTATTGTATATAATACCCTAAATATATTTATTTACAAAGGGTTCGGATAGAAAATAGAGGAAAAATTGAACCAAATGTTTTTTCTATTGCTCAAAACCCATATAATTATAATCTTGTAGTAATATTATTACTGTACAGTAAACAAACAATTCCCTAAACTACCTACCAAAAAATGTATTCTCGATTGAAAAAAGACGACGATTTACTTGTAGTGAAAGAACGTGGAACGGAATCCTTTATATTTGATCCCTACAATTCACTAAACAAAGAAATTACTGTAGAAGAGATTGAATCTATATTACGTACTTATAATGTGAAAGAACCAATTCACAATTTTCAACTTTACAAACGAGCGTTTATACACCGTTCGTATGTAAAACGTCCTGAACTATTGCAACCCAATTTACAAACACCGGTACAATTATTGCCTAAACCCGATAATTGCTTGGAATTGGTGACCAAATCCAATGAACGACTTGAATTTCTGGGAGATGGTGTATTGGAATGTATTGCTAAATTCTATTTATACAAACGATTCCCTAAAGCCGATGAAGGATTCATGACCGATGCGAAAATCGAATTGGTGAAAAACGAAAGTATTGGTAGAATTGCCATGGAATTAAAACTACACGATTGGTTCATTATGTCTAAACATGCTGAATTGAAAAATGTACGCGGGAATTACAAACGCCTTGGATGTCTATTTGAATCATTTATAGGAGCCCTTTTCTTGGATTTCAATCGGGTTAAAATAGAAGACGAACACCATTGGTTTGATACTATATTCCAATGTGGACCCGGTTTTCAAATGGCGCAATTATTCGTAGAATCCATTTTTGATAAACATGTCGATTGGTCCAAAATTACGAAACAAAGCGATAACTATAAACGTCCTCTACAGGAACTCATACAAAATGCCTTTAAAACGACACCACATTTGAAAGAAATGCGGTCTTTTCATATTGACACAGGTTATACAATGGGCGTGTTCTTATGTTTAGGACAACCTATACACAAAGTCAGTGTGGAAAATGCATTGCCTATGGGACATTTCAAATCATTTGAAGATATTCATATACATATGGCGCAAAAACAGAAACTATTCTTGTTTTTAGGGGAAGGTGTACACCGTATTAAACAAACCGCCGAGCAAATTGCCTGTAAAGAAGGTATTGAACAAGTGAAACAATTTAGAGATTTTGAAGAGGTGATTCAACGTGTTCAACAAAAACATAATGTGTATCAAGAATAATCAATTAGAAAAAAACATACTTGTAGTATATATACCATTTTAATTTGTTTAAAGAAGTAATATAAATAAGCGTCTTTTTTTCTATTAAACCATTAAAGTAGTAGAGAGAGAGTATGAGTACAGCATTAACAATGACACCTACGCCTATGCCTACACATACTGAACCGATTATGAATCCATTTGAATTCTTGAGTCAAAAACCAGAACCACAAGCCTATGCTCTTCCGCCATTTTCGACCAACCGTAAAGAAAACGACCAAGGTTCTACAGAATTATCACCATCAGAGGCAAAAACGACCAGTATTCATTATTTATTACAAGACCGGCGCATGAATAATCAAGATTTAGACCGGCAATTATTATTACAACGATTGAAAACCAATGGGTTTTTAGTTCAACCATGTGTTGATATTCAACATACACCTTCTTCCGCAGCAGAATACCGAGAACAACAAGAAAACCGTGTCGAATCAATTCGACCACGTAAAACAGACAATACTTTTCCTATTATTTCTTCTACAGGAGTTACTGTAGAAAAACCGGCTCTAATGAAAGACGACAATAGCGACACCGGTGATTACGGACAAAAACTCAAAACAAAGGTTGTCTTAGAAGACCAAAATACCATTGAATCCATTGATCCGGTTGATAATGAGCCGACCGTGACATCAAAGCCTTCTTCTACAGTTATCCGTATACCACCGGTTACCGACGTCAACCAATGGGAAAACAAACAAGTCCAATACGATACCAATACTGTTTTCATAGTATGCAATAGTAAAAGTACGCAAAAACCTCCCGGTAAAGAACCATCGGAAAAAATCCCTAAAGCACGGGTCAATGAATTCCAATCTTTAGGAAAAGTATCTGATTGGAGAATCCGGTTGTGCAATACTTCTGATGACTCTTTTGTACTGGATAATGTAACCTGGAAAAACGTACATCATTATTACGTGGCGTCTCAATACAAAAATCAACCTATTTTTTCTACTTTGTCTCAAAACTATGAATCCACATTGGAATTGGAAAAAGAAAATGAAAAGAAGAAAAAGAAGAAACAAGCAGTACCCGATGAAGATTTTTCTCAACGAAAACGCCAAGAAATGTATCATGCATTGTACGCGAAATTCACCCAAAACCCCGAATTGGCTAGACTTTTAGAAGCCACTAAAGATGCCCATTTGATGTACCGGGTAAATATGAAAAACAAGGAAGAATTCACCGAACTCATGTGGTTGCGAGAGAGTTTACGCCCATATACCTTACAAGTATTGAAACCCTTGGATGAAAATGTAGAATCGGTTCCTGCTGTACAAGAAGTACCGAATAAAACAGATAAACCGGCTAAAAAAGACAAAAACGATGCCACCATTGCCATTACTGAAATGCCCGATGAAACTACTTTAGGTAAATACAAAGTACAATTGCCTCAATACAAACCGGAGATTTTACGTGCTTCCAGTTATTATTTGAACAATCGCATGCAGTTTGTACAGTCCATTAACCAATTGTTCAAAAGTGTCCGGAACCAATTCAAAGATGGAGACACCAATACTCGATCCAATTTCAGTTTATTGGAACACCAACGTATTGCTCTCAATTATTTACATGGAGACAGACCGTACCATGGATTACTTGTGTATCATAATTTGGGTACAGGTAAATCCTGTACATCCATTGCCATAACAGAAGGCATGAAACACGACAAAAAAATAGTTGTATTATTACCGGCTTCTCTCAAATCCAATTATTGGTCCGAATTGCAAAAATGTGGAGATGCACTGTACAAGCAAAATCAACATTGGGAATTCGTATCGGTGGATGGACGACCGGAATTAATAGCAACATTGGCTAAGGCATTGAATTTGAATAGCAATACCATCCGTAAAAACAAGGGCGCTTTTATGGTAGATGTACGCAAAGAACCGAATTTCGCCAATTTGTCTCCAGAACAACAAGTCATGGTTCAAAGTCAAATCGAAGATATGATTCAAGAAAAGTACAAGAATATTCACTACAATGCAAATAATTTAGGTGAAAAAGTGAAAGCACTGGGACAAAATAAGAAAAACCCATTTGACAATACTGTAGTAATATTAGAAGAAGCCCATAATTTCATTAGTCGTATTGTAGGTAATTTAAAGAAAAAGAAAAAAGCCGCCAATTCAGTTTATGTGCAAATTTACGAGCAAATGCTTCAAGCCACTGATTTCCGTATAGTCATGTTATCCGGTACTCCCATTTTGAATTATCCACAAGAAATGGGAGTCATGTTTAATTTATTGCGCGGTGGTATTCAAACCTGGACTATAGAACTACAATCCAATAAAGGTGATGGAGAGAAACTCAGTACTGAATCCATTGAAACCATGTTTAAAAAAGAAGGATTGAATACATATGACTTTCTACAGTACCAATACGGCAAATTGACCTTGACGAAAAATCCATATGGGTTTGTGAATGTCGATTCTCGGGCTAATGGTCGGGTCACTGAAAAACAAAGGCGTCCTATACAGGTGAAACCAAAACAAACCCGTAAACATGTGAAACCAATTGAAAACATGGAAGGCGGTGGAGGCAAGTACGGTGTGAAACTAGACAGCCGTGGTAATATAGATACTAAGCAATTTGAAAAGAAAGTCAAGGCCATTTTCGAGAAAAATCACATTGGTATTAAAAAAATGTCGTCGAAAATCGAAAAGGCCTTGCCCGATAATGATGAATTCCTCAATAAATTTGTCAAACCCGTAAACGAATTCAAAGAAATTCACAATAATACCGATAATACAGATTTACAGAATCTTAATACACTTCGTAGACGTATATTGGGTCTAACATCATATTTCCGTACAGCAAATACCGATGTTTTACCCCGTATTGTAATGGGCGAAAATGAAAAACCCATTCACGAAGTCCGGGTTCCAATGAGTGAACACCAAATTGAAGTGTACATGAAGGTCCGTAGTAAAGAACGAGAAAAAGAAAAGAAACAGAAAAAGCAAAAGCAAATGAGAATGGGTGCCAATGGTGAATTATTTGATACGGCCAGTTCCTACCGCGTCTTCTCTCGATGTGCTTGTAATTTCACCTTTCCCAATGATTTAAAACGACCAATACCCAAAGGCAAACACAGAAATGCCGATGATGAAAATCCAGTTGATGATGCTGTACAGGAACACACTATAGAAGACAACACTCCAGTGGCTGTAGCAGAATACCAAGACGAAGATGCGGCTAAAACGGATGATTTTTATCAAAGCGAAATAGCCCATGTGATGCGGAAATTACGCGAAAAACGGGACGAATATTTCAATCATGAGAATTTACAAAAATACAGTCCCAAAATGTGGTCCATTATACAAAATTTGAAAAACCCAAATAACAAAGGCCTGCATTTACTCTACAGTGCTTTTCGTACATTGGAAGGTATTGGTATTTTTAAAGAGGTCTTGATCGCCCAAGGATACCAAGAATTCCAATTGGCCAAAACGGACGGAATCTGGGATTTTGCCCCGGGATTTAAATTGGACGAACGTCCTTGTTTTGTGTTGTATACCGGTACAGAAGACGTCGAAATGCGCGAAATTATGCGTAATATTTATAATGGCGATTGGAATCCACCCAATGTACCCGAGTCGATTAGCATCCAATTACGCGAAGTCGCATCGAATAATCTGTACGGTGAAATTATCCAATTGTTTATGATTACAGCAGCCGGAGCCGAAGGCATTAACTTGAAAAATACCCGGTACGTCCATATGATGGAACCTTATTGGAATGCTGTACGATTACAACAAGTCCAAGGTCGAGCGCGCCGTATTAAAAGTCACATAGATTTACCCAAGACAGAACAAACCGTACAAACATTTTTGTATTTGTCCGTGTTTTCGGAAGAGCAAAAGAAAAAAGGAGAATACAAAGACTTGACGGAAAATGATTTGAGTAAATTGGACGAAAATACCCCGATTACAACGGACGAATATTTATACGAAATATCGCAAATCAAGGAAAAAATCAATCAGCAATTATTGACCGTGATGAAAGAAACCGCGATGGATTGCCACGTACACATACAAGACCATAAGAAACAAGAAAAATTAGTATGTTATGGTCCTAAATCCGGAGACAAAGAGTTTGTGGATTATCCTTCTTTGGACCGAGTATTGGAAGAAGAATCAAATTGAGTTTTCAGTTGAATACAGTACAAAATGATAGTATATTTTCTACTGTAAATTGGGGAGTATTGTGATTAGACTTAGAGTTAGACTCGTACAGGTGGCAATGGACTTAGACACAACTTGATGTCTCCCATTTCACTTCCAATATCGTACTTGACAATCAAAGGCAAATTGTTTTCCAAATAGATTTCTAAATTTTGGGATAAGGGAGTACATTTAATAAAATTATTGAGAGACTTTAGGGGAAATTCACCACTGGTGACAACGGATGGGTCGGGCTTTTTGCGAAACTTAATGGCGTCCATTTTGTCTTCCAATACATTGGTATCGCTTTGTTCTGTACGGAAAATACGCGATTTAGCAAAGTTACCTTCACAAGAAAAAATGAGGTCATCACCAACGGATTCGATTTTAATTCGGTCGGATATACCGGTCAAATCGCGGACGATTTTTTGAAATCCTGCACTGGGCATATGAATAATAGCCGTATAACTGACTTCTGGGACTTCTAATTCATCTTCGTCTGGTTCAAACAACCTCAATTTATAATTATTACATTGATTAATCTTACCGTTATCATATTGTAACCCCAAATGGGATACACTGCCTTCGTGATAATCTTCTTTGTCTATGTACATTGAAAACAAATCGTCATTGGATGTATTGGATATTAATTTAAATAAATGTAGAGAATTCGCGCATATTACAATTTTATCGGGACTGCATTCGTGTTTTTCAAATTTCATTTTTACTGCTACTAATGTGGTATGGTTTTTATCAAAGTTTATAATTTTCATTCCGTTTTTATCTATAATCATGGTTACATCGGGCACCAAGTCTTTTAAAGCACTATATAAATTACGAATAGGAGCAATTTGAATGGTTTGCATGGTGAGCACATTATTTTCAATTTCCATCTTTGATTTTTTGAGATTTTGAATAAAAATGCGTTCAATTGTATAAATGAAACCACACACTTTTTATTTATATTCGTTTTGCGTACATTTTATATTCTACAGTATCCACTCACCATTAGTATGTTTAGTAGAAATGGATCTACGCATTGTACTATTATGATGGGATTTTTGTACATGTCGCTTGTGGTATAGTAACTCACTGTACAGTAATGTACTGGCCGTGGATGTATAATAGTAACTTGCCCGGGCAAAATCCGGATGATAAACTACTGGACATTCTCGGGTTTTCAAATACGTATCATATTGGACTAATATAGCGTGCATTGTGTTTCGATTTTGTATAGTGGACTATAGAAGGTAGATGTGAGTTACAACATTGTTTTAGTTTTTGAGACAATGTTGTGTGTAAATGATTCAATTTTTACAAGATTAGGGAATTTATACCCTTAATGATGGAAATTGGGATATTTTATATTTTCAATCTTCAAGGGTTTACACCATCGTCATTGATTACACAAGAAGAGTTTCTTCTTTTTGTATAAATTGAATCGAAATTATTTAGGAATCTCCGTGGAGTTTAAACATAACTCCGTGTTTTGTTAAATTATCAATCATGGTTATTTGGTTTGGATCCTGATTTTCATTATTCCGCAACCATATTTTGATTATACAGAAATTCTTTTTGGGGGAGATTGTTATACCATTAATACAAGCATTACATTTGTCCTTGACACCCAATGATTCCCCCGCAGCATGAAACATCATATGTTGCCATACCTGAACGACGTGTTTATTGACGACTTTGTATGAAAAACATCCACCTGTGCGATTAGACGGATCTTCCCATAATGGAGTAATGCCTTTTCTCATGAAAAAGAGCATACTATATTTGACAATATTATCAGTAAGTGATTGATTAATAGAGATGACCTTTTCTACAGTATCAATCTCGTCATAGAAAACCGTGTATCCGGATAAGGACCAATCCTTTTCGGATGGCAAATGATGATACAATACCCATGTATCGTGTAATCCATGAGTGGCTACAGTAGAAACTTGTGTTGATGATTCAACTACGTGGGATGATGGTGCCGATTCACATATCATACTACTCATTTTAAATTTATTGTAATGGAATTAATGGTATTCTCACCCCAAGATATATAATAGAAAGATGTTTCTTTATATTATTTTTTGTAATGTAACTACCTAAAAATCATTATTATTGGGTTCTTCTTTCTTTTCTTCTTCTACTTCTACTTCTTCTTTCTTTTCTTCTTCTACTTTCTTTTCTTCTTCTACTTTCTTTTCTTCTTCTTGTTGTTCGTCTTCTACTGTTGGTTCAGTGGGTTCTTCAGTGGGTTCTTCAGTGGGTTCTTCAGTGGGTTCAGTTGTATCTGGCATTGTCGTTTCGGGTGTTTCGGTATTTGTATCTTCTTTAGGCTCTTCTTCTTTGGGCTCTTCTTCTTTGGGCTCTTCTTTATTGTTTCCGGTTAATATACTTGCTGCTGCTCCTAAATTTTCAGTAATCGTACTAATCAATCCATCGCGTTTTTCACTTTTTTGTTGAACAACCTTTTCGGCTTTTTTCACTTCATTTTCCAATTTTTTGGCTTTCTTCATTGGTTTACGAAATTTTTTTCGGGTGGCAGTATCTTGCTTTTTCAAGAGTTTTTCCATTTTCTCATAAGAGATCGCAGTTTTACAGTATAAAAATTTACGACCTTTTTTTCTACTGTGAACTGGTGTACAAGGCATTCTACATTGTTCTTCATTTTTAATATAAACACATGCTGATGGTTTTTTGAATTGGTTTTTTTTGCCTTTTTGTTTTTTTTTTGTATTTTTCCTTGCCATTCTACTATATATACTGTACAGATATATTATTCGTGTTTTAAAGTTTCCTTTTGTTTATATACAAATGGCCACCAGAAGGCAAATGAGGTCGATATTTCGTCAGTAATATCTCCGCTATCAGTTCGTTCGTCATCTTTATTGGATTCGTTTTCTACGATTTCTGTAGAAGAGCCTAAAGAACTACTTTCATCATCATCGACATTATTATCATCGACATTATTATCATCATCATCGACATTAATACTGTCATCGCTGTCCGTGTCCATATCCAATGATAATGTACGACATTCATAACCATCTTCTGTTATGACTAAATATTCATCCGATCGCAAAACATGTTGTTCCATGTTTTGATCCATAAAACGGATTTCATAATGCAAATCAAATACGAAATAACGGTCTGTATAGTACAACATACGATGAATGTGGGCCGGTGTAAACAATTCATTATTGGCTAAATACATTCCAGCAGGAATGGTCAATTCTATAGTTCCCTTCATATGTGGATGATAGTATTCTACAAATAAAAACTCAAACGATGAGCGTTTGGGGAATGATTCCCATGATTCATTTTTACGCGGTTTTAGTCCCGAAAAATTTCGTATAGCATAATCTTCACCATTTCTCACAACAAATAACAATTCCACTAAATTGGATTGGCATTCAAACTCATATTGGTATGGCAATTTTATAATAGGATTGTCTACAATAAGTTCGTGCTCTTTTTGTACAAATGCACTAAAATTATCCACATGTGAATACAGCACCTTTTCAAACTGGTCATACGACGACAAATTCCAGCCAAACTCATTAAAGGGGTGATGTTTTGTCAAACAGTACAACTGAATCCATTCATGACCAGTTGGCTCTAGTGGTTTATATTGTTCATAAATAGACTCCAATGGTTTTATAAAAATAGAATTGAGCCATCTGAGCATTTTTTGATACCAATGAAATACGAAAAATAATAGTAATTGACTGTACAATGGAACTTTCTCCAATATATCTATAAAAAATTGCATGGGTGATTTTTTATAGACTACAAAACGGGTTTGTTTTTATATTGATTGTAACAAGAATTAAATGTCTAAAGAAACTGTATTACTTCGGTTTGATGTATTGTGGCGTGTGCGTGATTTTTTCGGCATAGTGGTACCATCCAAATCTCGTAACGAGGAAACA